GCCATGATGACCGAGGCAGATATGATGAGAGTTCAGTATCCGCACGAAAAGAAACTCGGCGTGAACCTCCCCGATAACGAAACAGGCGGAGATATAATTCCGTTCCCGCGCGTTGCCACCGCTTACCCCGGCGCGCGGAGAGTGAGCCAGCGACGCCTTTCTCTCTCCCCCAGAGTGCGTCGCTGGCTCCAAGGTTTTCTAGGCGCGCTTTTCCTTGCTCTGTGCATATCGCCATGGATCGCCGCCGCCATTCTCTTCAACGCTACTAATTAGGACGTGAACGGAATGAACCACACAAAGCACAGTCGCGCAAGCCTTCGCAACCGCAGCATGTTTTGTGCAGCATACAAACAAACGGCGGATGTAAAAAGAGCAGTCAGTGCGCTGACGATGCGGTGATTTGGAGGGGATGGCAATGAAAAAGAGCACAGTGAGGCCGCTTCCGGAGAGCGAGTTTCCGACCGTGAGGGACCTAGCAGAGGCGGTTAAGTCGCTCATAGAGCTTGGTCTCGGCGAACATCCCGTTCAGCTTGTCGTCATTCCGGACAGCACGCTTCAGTCCATCGTTATCTCAGCGCTTCCGCACTTGCCCGACGATCAACGCGAAAAGCTCGGGGACAATCCGGCGCTTATGATCGAGCAAGACGGTGTCAGCTTTATCTCAACAAAAGCGCTTGAGAGGCTTGGCGGTAATGTAAGCAAGCGAGCGCGGCACTAGCATGACTCTCTTCAAAACCCTAACCACTGGTTTCCTTTCCTACCTTATAGCCTGCGCTCTTTTTGTAGCAGCGGCTCAATTCTTTATTGGTCTTTGGTTCTTCTTTGGCCTTGCGATCTTGTTCGCAAGCGCTCTGGCTTACGGCATTCGTATGATGTGGAGGGGATAGATGAGCGAACAATTCGTTCCGATTGAAGGGCAGTGTTTTCGCAGTCACCAAGATTGGGTCAACCGCGCAAGCCGGGCGCTTACCGCACATCCCGAATATTTCAACGCAGAGCACGCCGAGACTACAGGATGGCGTGGTTATCACTTCGCCGCCATGTGTTTTGACCAGAAGGGGCGGCGAGTTCGAAATGGTGGTGACTTTAAGCGCGCCGAAGAAGAGAGGGCTTTCCCGGTTTATTGGATTTGGCCAGATCAAATCGTTACCCTGATCACGGCCGCCGCAAAGCAAGCGGAGCCCGCCCAATGACCGCCCCCCAAACACCCGAAGCGGTTAAGGTTACCGTGAGCATGAGCGCGACGCTCACTCACAACCAGAGAGCTTACATAGGCCGTCAGCAGGCTTTTGATGCTGTTGAGCGAGCCGTATGCGCGCGATCTGCATCCTGCGTTACGGTGGAAACCTTGAGAGGAAAGCCGCAGGGCCGGGTTTACACGATGCCCCGGCAGTGGTGCTGGTTCATCCTTTCCAATCACCCGTTCTTCCGCGACGAATATTCAAGCCTTCGCTTGGGCAAGCTTTATAACCGCGATCATACCACAGTTTTAAGCGGATTGCGCCGGGCAAAATCATTTATCGCTGTTCGGTCGTGCCCGGAATATGCGCGCAGGCTTCAGCTTGTCTGCGACGATCTTCAGCACATCATTGGGCCGTTCAACATCTGGCATCACTGCGGCTTTTCGGACCCGCGCCCACGGATTGCGGCGCCGGTTATGCCGAAAGTCGCCGAGGCCGAACCAGAGCCGCCCGCCGTCTGCGCAGAACTCGACGAGCGCAACCGCAAAATCCGCGCGCTCTACAAGTCAGGCTATGACGCAAACCTTCTGGCCGAGCGCTTTGGCCGCGCACAAAAGACCATCCGTGAGATTGGCAATATGCCGGAGGCTCAATCATGACCTCCCGCGCGCTCATTCTCCAATACATGCGTCACAAGCGCCTTGCCTGTTCGGTCGGCGAGATCAAAGCGGCGACGAAACGCTCTCACGCTACCATTCATGGAACCCTTTCCAAGATGGAAGGCGAGGGCATCGTCCGTTCGCGCAAGAACGCTGACGGCTCTGTCATCTGGTTTCTGGTGGAGATTTCAAAATGAAAGCATCCAGAGAAATAGAAGCGTGCAGGCTTTATCAGATGGGTTTCTCGGGCGGTGAGGTCGCTGACCGTTTTGGAGTTGGCGTCGGGTCCGTCTACTACGCGCTAAGAAAACACAAGATTAAACGGCGCTCAAAGCGTGCAGCGATAGAGATTGCTTCTGCAAAGGGTCGGCTTGGCGGACCTAAGGGAACGAAATCATACAACCTTAAGGATGAGGCGCGCGTTATTGGTCTGTTAAACAAGGGCCTGTCACTTCGTAAAATCGCAGCGCGCACGCAGCTTTCGCTCGGCAAAGTTGCGGGCCTAGTAAAACGCCACAAGGATCGCGCGAATAGCGCAATGAGGGCCGCATGACCCTCCAACAGCAAGACCTCCTAAGCTGGACCCCTCCCAACATGGACAGGGGAGGAACAACATACTCCCACTCCTTCGATTACGACCGTCTAAACAGGCAACAGAGAGCCGTATACGACGTTGTTAAGGATGGAGCATGGAGAACGCTTCAGACAATTGCTGGCGCTGCCGGGGCTCCTGAGGCGTCTGCAAGCGCTCGCTTGCGCGATCTGAGGAAACTTGGCCTGACCGTTGACCGCGAGCGCGATCCGGTATCGCCGGGGCTGTTCTGGTATCGGGTGAGGTGCGCGCCGCAATAACAAAAGACCCGCCGAAGCGGGCCTCAGTATATCACATAACAACGGAGATTTAGCATGTTTCTTCAGAAATCCAAGCAGGCATCTGGTGTCCAAGAGGCGCTTTTTTCGGCGCCACAGACGCCGGCGACGAGACGCGACGAGAACTGGTTGAAGGCGCGGCTCGTGAAGGGCGCTGAGCGCATTGAGTTTAGTGAACGCGTAACGGTGACACCTTGTCTGGCAGAATTGATGCTCCGCCGAAACGTGCGCAATCGGCCTATGGTTGAGGGCAATGTGGACAAGTTTGTAAAGCTTATTGAACGCGGCGAATTCCGTGTCACGCATCAGGGCGTTGCGTTTGACTGGAACGGTGATTTGCTGGACGGGCAGCACCGGTTGGCGGCTGTAATCGAGACTGCAAAATCAGTCGAGATTATCGTTGGCTTTGGTTATGATCCAAAGGTTTTCGATGCGCTAGACGGCGGACGAAAGCGCACGGTGGGTGATGTGCTGAGCCTGAAGGGCGAGGGAGACCCCAACAATCTGGCCGCGGCCATTCGGTTCTGTATGAGCTACTACGAGACCGGACATCCGCGAAACATTACACCTTCCGCTGCCCAAACTATAGAGTTTCTTGAGGCTAACCCGAGCATCAGGAACAGCATCAAGCCTGCGCGGCGCGTCAAGCGCGAATTCGGCAATTCGCTGAGCCTGTGGGCGTCGCTTCACTTTATTTTTGCGCAGATTGATGCCGAGGGCGCAGACAAGTTCTTCTACAATGTCGCAACTGGTGATGGACTGAAAAAGTCAGAGCCTGAGGCAGTTTTGCGCAGCCGCCTTATTACGCATCTGTCCGGAAAATCAGAACTCGGACGGATTGAGTATCCGGCCGTTGTGATTAAGGCGTGGAATCTGCGACGCACCGGCCAAACCCGCAGGCTACTGTCTTGGAAGGCCGATGAGTCCTTTCCGGAGGCGGTGTAATGTCTAATCATCTTGAGGCGAGTGAGTTGAACGCAATTGACGCCCCCATAAGTGCGATCATTGTTGCGGAGCGGCACCGAGAACCAAATAAAAAAAAGGTCAAACAGCTCGCAGAGTCAATGAAGGAAATTGGTTTGCGCACGCCGCTTACGGTTGAATACGAAAGGGTGGATCGCAAGAACCCGACCTATCGTCTCGTAACTGGACACTCACGCCTGCAAGCCGCAATGCTGCTCGGTTGGGAAACTATTCCGGTTTCCCCACAGTCCTTCGAAAACGAGGAAGAGCGCGAGCTTTGGGAGATTGATGAAAATCTCATGCGGGGTGAGTTGAGCCCTGCGGAGGAGGCGGCTCACCTTTCAAGGCGGAAAGAGCTTTTCGAACTGATTAAACTGGAAACTGGGCGAAGTTCGCCCAGTTTAGGTGGGCGCGGAAACAAAGAGTTTGCAGCGGACACAGCGGAGCGCACGGGAACACCTAAGCGCACCGTGAATCAAAAAATAGCCCGTGCCGAAGCGCTCGGCGCCGATATTCACGAGGTCGCTGGAACTTCCCTCGATAAGGGTACCGAGCTGGACGCCCTCTCCAAAATGTCGCCGGAAGCCCGTAAACCGCTCATACAGGAGGCAAAGCGCGGTGCGCCGGTGTCTGCGGTCCGAGAAATCAAATCAGACACAGACGTTGAAATTGACCAGCGCAACGCCCTGCTACGCGCATGGAACAAGGCGAGCCCTAGCGTCCGCAAGTGGTTTCGCGAGCATATTGACACGCCAATTATGGACAGAGGGGCTGCTTAGTTGTGTCAAGCCTGCCAGAGCCTTTAACGCCCACAGAAAGCGACCTTCGCGGCTTCGACAACTTGCAGCTTGACGTGGACCTGCTGCCGAAGTCGAAGCTTGCGAACTATGCCGAGGCCGAGGCCTTCAGGGCCGCCGTGCTGCTCTGGTGCGAGGCGTGGAAGCAGGTTCCGGCCGCAAGCCTTCCTGACGACGATCTGGAGCTGCGGGCTATCTGCGGTCTTCAGAGAGATGCCGCGACATGGGAGCGGATCAAAAAGGACGCGCTCCACAAATTTATCAAGTGCTCTGACGGACGCCTTTACCACAAGGTGCTGGCTGAGAAGGCAAACAAGGCATGGGAGTCGAGGCTTCGCTATAGAGCGCTCGGCAAAGCGGGCGCTGAAGCGCGCGCCAAAGCGTACGCCAAACCGGACGGCACACCTGAGGCGCAGCAATCAGAATCTGAAGGTGAAGAGAGAAGGTTGAAGGAGAAGGTTAATCCAGAAGATTCTTCCCAAGAAAAAATCACTACATCGCCGCGCGCGAGGCAGGATTTTGATGTTTTAAAATATTTGGGGGGAGAAGAGATAGTTGCGGCTAAGGCCCGCGCTCCTGGTTGGGACGTGTACTACCTCGCCGGCCTCTACAACGATGCGATTGCTGACGGAAAGCTTGACCCGCCGCGTCTTCCGAGGCGCGCGTTCCCGGCATGGTGCGGGAAATTCACGAAGGGCAGGGCGCCGCCGGGAAAGGGCAGCGGAAACTACGATGCGTAAACTGCAGCAAATGCTCCACGTGGAACAATTCTCGACGCCATGAAAACAACTTGCTCTAACCGTCTGTGTTCAAACGAAATTGAGCCGGAACGTCTCGGAAAGCAGCGCTACTGCAGGGCGTGTCACGCAGAGGCGTCACGAAAACAGAGGGCGCGGAAGAAAGCCGAACGCGAACGAATTGAACAAGAGTTGGCGGTTTTGAAGCGGTTGCTTCGGGTCGCCGCCTAACAGGGAAGGAAGAGGGATGAGCAAGCACGCAGTTCATAAATGCCCGGTCTGTAGCAAGCCGTTTGGGCGCGAGTTTGATCTTGTGCGTCATCAAAAATCGAAGCGGCATAGTGCGTTCAAAGCGCCAGACGACGTGGCAAGAATGCAGCGATACCATGAAGACAAGATGCGCGAATTGCGCGAGCAGCCGACTAACCCCTAACAGTGGAGCGGGAGAAAATGAAAACCGAAGCAGTTGGCATTCAGCAGCTTGTTCATGTGACCGTTGATGAGGACAAGTTTACGCCGGAATTCATGGAAGAGTTCCGCAAATCGTTTTACAACTTCCATACGCTTAATGAGCATATCGAACACCTTGGGCAAATGTACGCACGCGGAATAGTCAGCAACTTCGATAGCTTCATTGAAGGATACGGCGATCCGGCGGAATTTGGAATTAAATTCGCATCGGCAGGCCAAGAAGTGGAGATCGTAGACCTATGAAGTTCCGCCACAGAGAATCCGAGAACAACACACAGAAGGAAATTGCATAATGGCTCACCACTCTTCAGAAAACCCGTTCGAACACATTCGCCGCGACGATGAAGATATGGCGGTTAAGCGCGAACAGTTGCTCCAGAAATTGCTGGACACCACCGGATTTAAAGGCGCTCTCGGCACCTTTCCGGAGGGCCAGTTAACACCAAATGACGAGGGCGCAATTCAGTTTGGTTTTGGCGTTCTTGATGGCAAAGTGACCATCGACTTCGGAACTCCGGTTCGGTCCGTTGGAATGACTCCGCAACAGGCATGCGACTTTGCGGGCGATCTTGTGAAGATGGCGCGCGCCGCCGCACGAGAAAAGGGTGAAATGGTTGCCCTAACCATCCGATAGGAAGGCCACCATGAAAAACGATTACAGAGAATCCGAGTCCGGCGGTCGTAAATGGCTTGCAGATGAAGGAGCTAGAGAAGCGAAGTATGATGGAATGGGGAGTTTAGTTTCCCTTCCTGAGAAAGTGACGAGTGCGGATAAATATGATACTCTGCTAAACAATCTTTATGAAATTGCGACGGAGATTGCGCAGTTTCACGGTGGCGATCCGGCGACAATTAGCAGCGCATTGGAGAGTTTTAGCACGCGCCTTGCGAGGCTGGATGAAGCAGCGGCCCATCAAATCAGCGCCGGACTCCGCGACGCCTCCAAGTCTACCGCAAAACGAGGGGAAGGGGAAGGCGAAACTCTCCAAGGCATAACGGTAGGGACGATTTCGGCGGAGGACATTATCACCTTGCGCGATGCTCCGCCCACAGACCACCCCGCCAGCCCTTATAGCGAGGACGATGTGTACACCGTAAGATGCTGGCGTCACCACTATGTTAGCTATGAAGGAATTGCGCAGGACTGCTTGGCGGGCAACTTGCTTTTTGCAAAAGGCCGCGAAGAATATTTCGCCTCCATCGCCCGTCACCTAGCAGAGATGGGGGAGTAGATGGTGAAGCGCCACTGCAGGGATTGTGACCACTATACGCCAAGCGTGCGGGAGGGGAAGGGGTACTGTTGCTATGCGGTTGATGAGCTGCCAACTCCGATTCGGCGCGCGCTTGGAATGGAAGACAACATGCCTGAAGTGCAAGAGTCCGATGCCATTATGTGTCCGTGCTTTCGGCTTCCGCGCTCAGAGCAGCCCCAAGAGGCAGGCCCCGCATGACGGCTCTTAAGATAGAGGCTTCGGACTGGATCAGGTCTCCGGTTAATGCTGGGATCGCCCGCAAGGCTGTCGAGGCGGCGCGCAGGGCGCTTGTTTCAGAAGACCGGGACGCGAGCCCCCGCGAAATCGTTTTCTGGCTCCTGCGCGAAGCTGCGCAGACTGAGCGGGCCATGAAGGGGCCGGGTCCTCGCGGCCATGTCTCTTGTATGCCGGAAGTATACCACACAAACGGCGAAATCTTCGCTACGGAAGTTGCGATGGTGGCGGATAAAATCGCCTATCCGCCGAAGGTTCGGGTGATTGTGACGGCCAGCGCAGCCAGCCGATACCTGGAGGTAACGAAGTGGCTTCGTTTCGTTCGCGGAAAGACGCTGGAGCGCGGCAAGAATGCGCTGTGGATGATGGCGAACAACTACCCGCCGTTCGTAATCAGCAGGCAGACGGGCTATGCGGAGGGCGCCCCGCAGCGAGGAGCGAAGTTCCGCCTTCTTGGGCAAATCGTTGAAAGGCTGGAGAAAGAAGAAATTTTCGATTGACCGCGAACGCGAACCAACGTAACGAACGCGAACCAATCCAGAATTTGGAAATTCCCGTCCCCGCCAAGCGGGGCAGAGAGATTCAAGAGTTTGGGCTAGCAGCCCTAAACGGGTGGGGAAACGCAGGCGCTCTTTCGGCGGAAGGCTTGCAGCCTAGGGAACAGTAAGTTGGAAGCCGTCTGAGAAGGGCCGGACCCCGGCGAAAGTCGGGCCCCGTGAAATTCAAGAGTTTGGCGGCCCCGCTTCTGGTAACAGTTTGCGGATAGTCGGGAATCCCCACGAACGCCCGACAGCCTGCGCGGCGCATAAGTGGGAACCGCCGCGCCCGCCAATCCCTTCCCCTAGGGGAAGCCAAGCCGGAGCTTTGGGTTGGGCATTTCCCGGCCGGGCTCCGGCCCCAAGTTTAGGCCCACGGGCCTTAAGAGAGGCGCGGCGGCGTGAGCTTTAAGCACGCTGAGAGTGTTTGCACCGACCTAGTACCGCCCGACAGGCCGCATGGCCGCGAACAAGCAGGAAGCGCACTGCTATCGGGTAAAGTCGGCAGGCGGAGTAGCGCCCGCCCCGCGCCCCCGCATAGACGGGGAGAGATTGGACCAGCGGAAAGGGTAGCGCCCTTTAGCGCAGTCCGGCGGCGAAAACCAAGGGATCGCTTCCCGCGAGAAGTAACCGCGAAATTCAAAGACCCCGTCGCACCTAACCCTGCGGCGGGGTTTCTTCATTCCTAAGCCAGTGAGAAGAGCGAGCCGGACGCGTTTCCGGCATCCGATGCGGCTGAGGCCGCAGAAAGGAAAAGACCATGCCTGCCATTCATGAGAATACCGTTTCCGAGTACAGGGTTCGCCCCGTTACGCGCTACGTTGTGACGCGCTATCGCTTCCTCAACGACACCGAGAGCCAAAAGGGCTCGTGCGGGTCTGAATGCCTTGGGGAATTCGACCGATCCAATCAAGCTTACGCCGTCGCTTACGCGCTTGCGAGTGAGGAAACGAGAACCCGCGAGCTATCGCCCGGCGATGAGCGCGTGATGTACCCGCAAGAGGTTGCGGAAACGTCAGGCAACATTATCGGCGACGCTATCGAGTCGGTTCTTCCGCAAGCCGTTCTTGACGCAACGCGCTGATAACGCCTTGATTTCATACCACATTGTTGGTATAAAGGCGAACGCGCCGAAGGCCTGCCAGCCGACGACGCGCTCTTGACCGAGACTGAGAAAGCAGCCAACGGCCCGCGATGAGCATCATCACTTACAAATTCCGCGTCAAGGACTCCGGCGTTAAACGCCAACTTGAGCGCATGGCAATCGCAACGAACCAGGTTTGGAATTTTTGCGTTTCAACACAACGGGAAGCGCAGCGTCGCCGGCTCGGCGGAGCGGCGGCTCGCTGGCCCGCATATTTTGACTTTGACGCCATGACGCGTGGGGTTGCGCGTGATCTTGGGGTTCACAGCGATACCGTGGCGCGGGCGTGTAAACAGTTTGCGTATTCCCGCGACCACCACGGCCGGTGTCCGCGGTTCCGCGCTAGCGTCGGTCCTAAGCGGGCGCTGGGATGGGTTCCATTTCGAGTGAGGCACGGCACCAAGGTAGAGGGTGACGCCTTTCATTACTTGGGCCGCAAATACCGCTTCTGGAAGTCGCGAGAGATCGAAGGTGTTTGTAAAGGCGGCGCTTTCGTTCAGGACGCTCGGGGTCGGTGGTACGTCACGTTTCAGTGCGAAGTTGTGGACGACCTTCCCGCGCGCGCCGGAGCCATCGGCATAGACCTTGGCCTGAAAGACCTTGCGACGTGTTCTGACGGAACGAAGGTTCCGGCGCTGCAGCATTACCGGCGCTACGCCGATGCGCTCGCCAGAGCCCAGCGCAGCCGAAATAAAAAGCGCGTTCGTGCGATCCACGCCAAGATCGCCAACTCGCGGCGTCACCATCACCATGTCGAATCCTCGCGCATTGCGCGGGAAAACAAGATCGTCGTCGTCGGCGACGTGAGCGCAAGCCGCCTCAAGAAAACGAGAATGGCGAAATCCATCTCGGATGCTGGTTGGTATGCGTTCAAGGAAATGCTCCGGTACAAGACAGCCAGAAGGCGCGGAGTATTTCTTGAGGTCTCCGAACGATTCACTACCGTAGCCTGTTCTGAGTGCGGCGCGCTCAGTGGCCCCCAAGGTCAAAAAGGGCTGCGAATAAGAGAGTGGAAGTGTTCCGAATGCAGAGCGTCGCATGATCGCGACGTGAACGCTGCCCGGAATATTCTCCGCCTCGGGCTGGAATGCCAGCCTCCTGTTGAGGAAATCGCTGCTTAGTCAGTGAAGGTATTACGAGACACCCCCTCAACTCAGACAGTGAACCTCGGAGCGGACAGCTTCGGAGCCGGGGACTATTTCAGGAGAGCGAGATGACCATCACCCTTGAGCAAATTCAGGATGAGCTCCGCGCAGCCCATGCATGGCGCATGGCAGGAGAAGGCAAGATCGCAATGGAGTTCGTCCTATCCGCAATTTGCGGGATTACCGCGCTGTTCTTTGCGCATTGCTGGCGGCCGCGAGGCTCAATGACCACGATTGCATTCGACGGCAAGACGCTCGCTGGGGATACGCTGGGTGGAGGAGGGTGTTTTCTCTACGAGAACGGCGACAAGCTCTTCGCGCATGATGGGGCAATCTATGGTGTCGCCGGTGAGCGGCAGGCAATTGAAATCTTCAAGGAATGGATTTTCGACGGAGCCCAAAAGGACAGACGCCCAGCCCTTAACGAAGAAGGCTGCATTAACGTCCTAAAGTGGGACGGAAAAACGCTCTGGTGCATAGAAAATCGCCTTGCCGCATTTCCCGTGTCAGTACCGCACGCCATCGGCTCGGGCTGCGAGAAGGCGATGGGCGCGCTCTTGGCCGGAGCCGACGCGAAGCGATCAGTGGAGATCGCGGCGCAACTCGACCCTCACACAGGCGGAAAGATAACGACTCTTACGCTGGACGATCTTCCGCCGGTAAACACATAAGGATTTCCTGATATGACGGAGACGAGCGGCGACGCCGGTCGTCCAACGGCATACAAAGACGAATACGTCGATCAGGCCCGTAAGATATGCGAACAATTCGGCGCGACAGATTACGAACTCTCTGTTTTCTTTGGCGTTTCTGAGCGCACAATCTATCGCTGGAAAGTAGCTCACCCCGAATTTTGTCAGGCCCTAAAAATGGGCAAGGAGGTGCCTGACGACAGGGTTGAGAAGGCCCTTTATCATCGCGCACTTGGATACACGCACGAGGAAGAGCACCTTTTCCACTATCAGGGCGAGGTAATCAGGGCCGAAACGGTCAAGCATTATCCGCCGGATGTGACCGCCTGTTTGGCATGGCTTAATAACCGCAGACCGGATCAATGGCGGCAAAAGCCTGAAGGCAGCGGGCTAGATCAGGATCAATTAATCAGTCTGCTAGACGGCTTGCGCAGTGCTGCCCGGGCCAACGTCTAGGTGGTTTGAGCGCCCCGAGAGGGTCGCGGCTCACCATAAAAGGGCGGAATACGCGAAGGCCCTTCTAGGCAACGAGTTCCGCTACGTCTTCAACCATTCCGGCCGCCGGTCATGGAAGACAGAGACAGCCAAGCGGGCGCTTGTCTCCCGGGCGATGGACGAAAGCGAGCGCCGGTTTCTGGTCGGCGCCCCGACGAACAAGCAGGTCAAGCGGATTTACTGGCCCGACCTCAAGGCACTGATCCCGCGCAATTGGGTGGAGGAGAAGTCAGAGGGCGAGCTCTGGATAAGGCTCGTCAACAAGACTGAAATCCACCTTGCAGGGATGGACGCGCCGGACAGGGTGGAGGGCCAAATCTGGCACCTCGCGCTTCTCGATGAGACGGGCAACATGGCCGAGCGGGTCTGGCCCGAGGTAATCTCGCCGATGCTTGCCGACACGAAAGGCATTGGTTGGCTGATCGGCGTTCCTGAAGGGCGAAACCACTACTTCGATTACACTCAGGCCGTGAAGGCGGGGAAATGGGGAGACGACGCCAAGGTCTTCCACTGGCCTTCGTGGGAGATCATGGATCCGGAGGAGATCGAGAAGCAAAAGGGCATTCTCGACGAACTCACTTTCAACCAGGAATTCGGCGGGGAGTTCGTCCACTTCGCCGGCCGGGCCTACTACGCCTTCGATGAGAAAATACACTGCGCGCCCTTAAGGGAACGGTACAACCCGAAAGCGCCGCTGGTCTTCTGCTTCGACTTCAACGTCGATCCGGGCGTTGCGGCTGTTCTTCAGCCCATGAAGCTGCCTAACGGGCTGGATGGAGAGGCGGTCATCGGGGAGGTGTACGTTCCCCGGAACTCGAATACGGAGATTGTCGCGCGCGAGCTTGCGCTGAAATGGCGCGAGCATCAGGGGCGCATTCACCTCTACGGCGACTTCACGGGCGGAGCGCGCGGGTCTGCAAAGCTTCGCGGGTCCGACTGGGACATCATTCAGCAGATACTCCGCGCGACTTTCGGAGCTGATCGCATCCATATCGACGTGCCGCAGAACCCGCCGGTCCGGAGACGGGTCAATGCGGTCAATGCACGGCTGAAGTCGGTCAATGGCGATGTTCGCCTGATGGTCGATCCGGCGCACGCGCCGCATGTGGTGAAAGACCTTGAAGGCGTGACCATTCTTGAAGGCACGTCGGGCGAGATCGACAAGAAGTCGTCGCCGCAGCTTTCGCACATATCTGACGCGCTGGGCTATTACATTCATCGCCTCTATCCGCCCGGGCTGGAGAAGGAGGCCAAAATCGGAAATCTCTACTGATGGGCGTTGAGACCTTTGGTCCTTTTCGGGAGGTGATGGACCCGTATTGGGAGCAGGCGCGCCTCTTGTGCGGGGGCACGCTCGCTATGCGAAAGGCGGGCGGGGAATACCTGCCGCGCTTCGAGAGCGAGACCGAGAAGAACTATCAGCGCCGCCTGACCATGGCGAGCCTTACGAACTTTTACGTCAAGGCCCGAAACCAGATGGTCGGGGAGATGTTCCGCGACGACGTTCAATACAAGGACGGCTCGCTTCCCAAGGAGATCATAGAAGACCTCGACCAGCGGGGAACGGACCTTACCGGCATGGCGGAAAAGCTTGCCGAGGAGCTTCTAACCAAGGCGGTTTGCGGCATTCTTGTGGACCATCCGGAGTCGGACGGGCAGGGCACGCTAAAGGACGACATAGATCGCGGTCTGCGCCACTACTGGACCTTCATCAAGCCGGAGAACGTGGTCGATCTTGTGATCACCTACGAAGGCGGGAAGGAGACGGTTCTTCACCTGCGCTGGTTTGAGGACCACACGGTTCCCGACCCGAACGACGAGTTCGCCTTCAAAACCGAGCGGCAGATATTCGTTCTTGACCGTCAGGTAACCGAGGACGAGAACGGCAAGAAGTTTATCGAGAAGCCCCGGTTTCGCAAATATGTGAGCGACACCACGGACCGGCGCCTCGGGACCGTCAAGCAGGACGACACGGACCGGAACGCAGGCAACATCTATTCGGTTTCCGGGTCGTACAAGCCGGAAGGCGACTGGCGCGATCTGTCGGGGTACGACGAAATCCCCTTCGTGCCTTTCTACAGCAGCCGGGACGGCGTCTGGCGCGGCAAGCCGCTGTTGGCGGACATTGCTGAGAAGAACATCCAGCATTGGCGCCAGTCATCGAATTACGGGAATGCGCTGGAGATCGGGGCGTTTCCGGTGCTGGTCCGCTACGGGCTGAACAAGACGACGCCGATTTCGCCGCTGGAGGACGATCTTCCGAAAAGCGACGACGGGGAAAACATCGTCGGTCCGCATATCATCATGGACCTGCCCTCTCAACTGGAGGGAACGAAGGCCGAATACCTGGAGCCGACAGGCCGGGCCTATGAAGCGCTTGAGCGCAATCTTGACCGCCTCATAAGCGAGGCGGAGATCATGGCGCTGGACCTGCTTGTAAAGCAGTTTCAGAAGACGGCGACGGAAGCCAATTACGACCGCCTTCAGAGCCTTGCGCCCTTGCAGCGTATCGCCATCGAGATTGAAAAGGGCCTGACCCGCGCGCTGGAGATCACGGCCAAGGCCAGAAAGCGCAACGAGAAGCCGGGCTTTGCGGTGATCAACAAGGATTTCGGCGTGTCGGCGTCCGATGTGATCCGGGTGCAGGCGCTTCGGGATGCGCGCGCCTTGGGCGATATTACAACGGAAACCTACCTTTCCGAGCTTCAGCGGATCGGCGCCCTGAGCGCATATCTGAACGTGAAGCAGGAAGCCGCGAATGTGCAGGCGAACGACGACAACCTAAGCGGAGGTTCGCCCTTTGTGGCCGGTGGTGGTTGACGCAACGGCGTCGCTGTTTGCGTTTTCGGCAAGGATGGCTCCTGAGGCAGGGCTCGTTTGCGAGTTCGGCGTGAGGGGCGGCGGTTCGGTCCGGCATATCATCCGGGAGTTCGGCCGGCCGGTTTACGGCTTCGACAGTTTTGCAGGCCTTCCCGAGCCTTGGTTTAAGGGGCCGAGCTTTGAGGCGCCCATCGGGTATTTTGCTTCAGAGGTTCCCGAGATCGGCGGGCTTACCGTTGTCGAGGGGCTGTTTGAGGACACGGTTCCGGCGTTTTTCGCAGAGTACAAGGAGCCGATCCGGTTCGCGCATATCGACTGCGACCTCTATTCGTCCACCAAGACGGTTCTTGATGCGATGCGGCCAAACCTCGTTCCGGGGTCGGTCATTCAGTTCGACGAACTCTGCAAGTTCGAGCTTTCGAATTACGACTATTGGCGGGACGGAGAGTGGCGGGCGCTTGAGGAAAGCGGCCTTGAATGGGAGCCGCTGGCGAGAACCAGGCACGAGCAGGCGGTGATAAGGATCGTCGGCAATGGCCGTAAATGACGACCTCGCCGATGACGCGCTGTTGCGCAGCGTCCGCTACATGCGCGCAACCAATGCGACATGGCAAACGCTGTTGCCAATCCTGCGCAGGGCCGAACGCGACTTAATCGCGAAAATCGAGGATGGCGCGCCGCGCACGCTCGCCAGCCAAAGGGCGGAGCGGCTTCTAAGGTCCGTCCGGGAAATCATCGAGAACGGCTCGGAGGCGTTCTATAAGGAGCTTGAGCAGACCGGCAAAAGGCTGGCTGAAGTCGAGGAAGCAGCGGCGCTCCAGTCGTTGCAGGCCCGCGTTCCCGTTGATGTGGAATGGGTTCGGCCATCGGCCCGCCTTCTGGAGGCGGTTGCTGTTTCCAAGCCGTTCGAAGGGGCGCTCTTAAAGGACCATCTCGCCAAGTGGTCTGCGGATACGATCTTCGCCATGCGGGCCGAGATCAGAACCGCGATAGTCGTTGGCGAGGGCATAGAGCCGATGCAGCGCCGACTGCGCCGTGTCGCCGACATCAAGATCAGGGAAGCGCGGACGATTGCGCGGACCTATACCAGCCACGTTACCAACGAGGCGCGCGCTATCCTCTACGCCGAGAATTCGGACGTAATCCTGAAAGAGCAATGGGTCGCGACGCTGGACGACCGGACCTGCCCGATCTGCGGCGCGCTTGACGGCAAGACCTACGAGCTGGGGAAAGGCCCTCGGGCGCCCATTCACCATAACTGCCGGTGCGTGAGAATTCCTATCACGCGGGCGGCGAAGGCTCTCAGAGAAAAGGGCCTTATCGGTCCGCGCGCGGCCAAGGACGCGGAAAGCAAGGGCATGACGGGCAAGGTTCCGTCAGACATGACCTTCCCGCAGTGGTTGAAAAGACAGCCGGAAAGCGTCCAGAAAGAGGTATTGGGCGCCTCGCGGTATGAGATGTTTAAAGACGGCGCGAATTTTGATAAGTTCGTCAACGACGAAAACGAAATTATTCCGTTGAGGGATTTATGATTTTCGAGACAATCGCTGCCCTTGCTGTCCTCGATGAAATCGAAAGCCAGAATCAGCCACGGCGCCCGTTGCCTTACAAGCGGCGCACGCCGCGCGACGATTGTTATCATGGCGCTTGGAATTGGCGCGACTGCGGGGAGTGTTCAAAGCTTGGCCGCAAGGTGATGACGCATGAAGATGCCGTCGCCAATACGAATATTTGAGGGATTTATGACGCTTGAGCAATTAAAGCGACTGCCGAAACTTGATGAGAATGCGACATTTTTCGGCATTAAAGTTTCGGAGTTGGACCGAGATGGCCTGTTAGTATTGGCCGAATGCTTGCGCAGCGAGACCGCCTCAGCCCGCGAGCGTGTTAAAGAGATTGTTCGGCTGAACAGCCTTTGAGGGATTTATGATGCGCCTGCGTGAATGGCAGAAAGAAATCCTGATCGGTGTTGTGATCGCGGCGCTGTTAGCGCCTGCGCTAATTTGGGCAGAGCAGGCGCAGAAAAACGGAGTGTTTTGTTTGGCCGGCCCCTGCGCGCGCAGTGAGTAGCGGCGAATACCGCTGCCCAAACTGCCTGAAAGAAGGAAGGTCCGGCCTCAACCTAGGCCTGCAACTTCCGGGTGTGCCGCTTCAATACGGCGCCCCCATGATAGAGATAGTTCCTCCATACTGGATCGTTTGCCTCACCTGCTACGCAGCAGATGTTCCCGGCGTGAAGGGTCAGCGCGGCGTTATCATGGAGGTGGCCGAGTGGGGCGAGGTTCTGTCGCTCCCGCCTGACGGAATATGGCGACCAACTAAGCCGAATTCGCCTTCGGGATAATCGAATTCGACTAACAACCGCGAAACCATATCGGGCGCAAGCCCCTTGCCGGATGGTCCGGCAGCCCCGCTTCGGCGGGGTTTTTTCATGCCCGGCGTCAGCCGGATTGCTCTAGGAGTAAATGAGACTATGCCGCAAGAACTGACATTTTCGTTGCCGGACGTGGATTCAATCGACCAGGTTCCGGAGGAGTACCGCCCCTTTTACTTCGAAAAAGAAGGCAAGGTTCAGAAGCAAAACCCGGCGGCCATGGCGTCAACCATGGCGAAAATCCGCAGGGATAACGAGAAGACGGCGAACGAGCTTCTTGAAGCGCAGAATACGCTCGCATCCTACCGCGACGTGTTCGGCGACGACGCTCCAGATCTTGACGAGATCAAGGCGCTAAGGGCCAAAGCCGCTCGCGCTGATGAGCTGCCGACCGATCAGGAGGTGGAAAAGCGCATCAAGCTTGTCGAAGAAAACTTCAAAAAGCAGCTTGCGCTCAAAGACAGCGACATCAAAAGCCGCGAACTCACCATCGAAAAAGTCACCATCTCCGGAATGCTCAAGGAAGCGCTCCGGGCGGCGGATGCGAATACGGACGGGCTCGACCTCCTCCCGGACATCATGCGCAAGCGCGTCGAGAAAGTCATTGAAGCGGACGGCAGCGTGAAGCTCCACCCCCTCGATGAGGACGGCACGCGCATGTATGCGGAGGACGGCTCCGAGGCGACGCTTGTCGATCTCGCAAACGAGTTCCGCAACAAAAGACCGATTTTCTTCAACGGCTCCGGCGCCAGAGGCACGGGCTCGAATGGAGAGGCTGCCGTTGTCCCGGCCGGATCAAAGGACTGGTACAAAATGAGCCCGCAGGAAAAAGCGGACTTCAGGAAGAAGCATGGACCCGCCGCAGCGCGGGCGCTTATGCAGAAGTCGTCGGCTCCCGCAGGCCACTAAGTCAATCCAATCCCCATGGATTGCAACGCCGCGCCACGAGCGCGTTGCCGGTTAGGCCGGTTTTCATCGTTGAAACTGCCAAACCGCAAGGAGACATATCATGGGTATTGGCGTCATCGGCACTGACGTTGGTCAGTTTGCTGAAAACTTCTCGATGGGCGAGGAAGAAATGATCGCCCAGAATATCAATGCTCTCGCGCAAGCGGGCGGCATGTTTCGCGTTGTAGACCAACGCTTCAAGGGACAGTACGTCTACAACAACGTGCGTCGCCGGTATGCTGCGGGCGTTTCCCGCCGCGATCCGACCTCCACGTCTGGCGCGACTGACATTCCCGTGCAGGCGACTTCCGACACGCGCGTCAAGCTGAAGCGCACGTGGGGTCCTTTCGCCAACACGAAAGACGCCTGGTATGAAATGATCTCCGATGCAGGCGGCTCTGTCGAGGCGCTGGCGCAGGAGAAAGGCCGCGAGGCTGCGGAAGATCAGGTTCAGGACTGGCTCAACACCGGCCTTCGCGCCTGCCGCGCAGCGCTTGTGACCGACGCCACGAACGAGCATGACATCACCGGCGCGTCAACGACCACGCTGAATTCTGGTGCGCTTATCGACGGCGCTGCGAAGTTCGGCGACGCCTTCATGAGCCGCATCGTCGGCTGGATCGGCCACTCTACGGCGTTCTTCAACCTCATGAAGGACCAGACCGTCACGCTCAAAACGACCGGCATTTCGGACGTTTCGCTGGCGGAAGGCACGGTTCGCACCCTCGGCAAGCCGTTCATCGTGACTGACTCGCCATCGCTGGTAGTCACGACCGGCACGGGCACGGCGCAGGTGACGAAATATCACACGCTCGCCCTTGTCGCAGGCGCCATCCACCTGGACAACTCGCGTCCTCTCGACGTGGCGATTGACCAGATCACCGGCCTCAACAACCTCGTGGTCCGCCTGCAGGGCGAATACGACTTCAACGTCGGCCTGAAAGGCTTCCAGTGGGATACGACCAACGGCGGCGCCAACCCGACCGACGCCAACGTCGGCCTCGGCACCAACTGGGATCAGACCGGCACGTCGAACAAGGACCTTCCGGGCCTTGTCATCACGTCCCTTGGTTAATTGGGGCGTTTACGGAGATTCGCGCCATTGCGTGGAGCTCCGAACCTTTATGGAGGGGCTGACAGCTTCAGCCCTTCCATACAAGGAAAGACATCATAACGGCTTTGCTCCAAGGGGGCAGACCGAAGACTTCTGCCCGGTTGTGGTGACGGGCCTTCGGGCCGAGGGCGCCATGATCCGGGACGCCTATAACGAGCTTGGCGTTCCATGCATCGTTATTGACTACGGCTACCTATCCCGGGTGTCCGGCAAGGCGACGTTTCAGACGGGGCACTGGCAAGTCGGCGTTGACCGGCTGGGCTGGGTTCCGAAATTCGCCTGTCCTTCGGATCGCTTCGACGCGCTCGGCATAGAGCTTCTGAAGCAGCCGCGTCAGGGAAAACGGATTTACGTCTGCGGACAGCATGACGGTGACCCGTCGCACGGCCTCTCCCGCAAGGGAATTATCGAATGGGCCATGACGACGATCAACGATCTGCGCTTTGTCACGGAGCGGGAGATTGTCTGGCGGGCGCACCCGGACAGCCAGATCGGCATCGGAAATGTTGAGAACTCAACGGGGCCGATTGATTGGGGCGATGTTCACTGCATCGTCACGATCAACTCGAATATCGGTCATGAGGCGCTGATTAACGGCGTGCCGGTCATCTGCGATCCAGGCGCGCCTTATGCGGAACTGGCGAACGACTGCTTTTCGGAAGGCCTGTTCATGCCGGATGCAAAGCTCCGGAAGAAGTATTTCTCGCGCCTCGCCTACGGGCAGTGGACGCTTGAGGAAATCAGAAGCGGCCTGCCGCAGCGCTGGCTGGTCGAAAACGGACTGACAGAGAAAAGGAATTGACGATGAAAGCCGTTCTTTATTTCAGCGCGGGCGATCTCGACAAGGCGCGCCTTGCAATGGCGAAGCTGAAGGTTGCGGGATACAGCATTCATTGGGCGCCGTCCGATGACTTCAACGATCCGCGCGACATGGAAGTCGTGGACGAGGTGTTTCTTGTCTCCGAGGCGCCGAAGGTTGAGGCGGCATACGCTGCGCGAGGCGTCAAGGTCACGAAGGCGTTCGACGATGCGCCGACCAACATGCTCTATGTTGTGAATGACGGTCCAGTACCGGTTCCGGACCAAGAACCACCCATTGCCGATGCAGCGGAGAGCGAGGAGCCGGAAACGCCTTCGCGCCGCCGTGGGCGGAAGCGCTTCGACGCTGAAGAATAGCCCGGCGCTCATGAGCTATGTCCGATGGGTTCGGTGCTGATGGTTTCCTCTACGATGTCGAAACCTATGAGGAAGTGTACGAGACGATGCTGACCATTGAGGACGGCTCTATCGTTGAGGACGCGGACTCGTACTGCGAAATTGCGGACGTGGAGACCTATGCGACCCGCTACGGCTTCTCCTTCTCCGCCGAGGATCTGGCGCAGGAGCAGGCCATCCTTCGGGCCATGATCTATATCGAGAGCTTCGAGGATTACTTTCAGGGAAGCCGGGTGAGCGCGCTTCAGGAGCTTTCGTGGCCGCGCGCCTATGTGCCGAACAAGCTGGGCACGGCTTACCTCGCGAGCGACGCCATTCCGAACGGCGTCAAGAATGCCCTGAGCGAGGCCGCGATTGCGGAGCTGGCGTCTCCCGGCGTTTTGACGGCGACCGTCAGCCACAGCAACGCCAATGTGAAGCGCAAGCGCGACAAGATCGGGCCGCTCGAAACAGAAGTTGAGTATTTCGGCGGGGTATCGCTGGACGCGAAAACCTACACCCGCATTCTTGAGTTTCTGCGGCCGTACTTCAGAACCGCAAAATCCGCCTATTCGGTGCGCGGCCACTAATGACCCTCGGAACTGACTTTGCAGAGCTGGCTGTTGAGAAAATCACCAATGGCGAGCTGTGGACCCATTCGGCGACGTTCACCTACGGCCCCCGGCGCGTGAAGGCCAACCCGTGGGAAGAGGCGACGGACGGAACGGCGATTGATCCGCAGACGCTTCAGGTAGCCGCCTTCCCGGTTGAAAAGGCGCTGGAAGAAGGCGGCGTGAAACGGGCCATGTGGGAAATCTACGTTCCTGCAACGACTATAACGGTGCGGCCCACCGAAGAGGACACGGTTACTCTGGACGGTCTGCGCTGCGAAATTCTTTCCTGCACGCCCATCGGGGCTAACGGAACTAACGCGGTTTACCAGATCATGGCGCTGCGCTGATGGCTGAGTGGGAAATCGACCTAGACGAGTTTTTCGACGAGGCGGAAAGCAACCTGCTCGCGGACTTCCGCGCTCTGGGGCTCGAACTGCTAGGGCGGCTCATTCTCCTGACGCCAGTGGATACGGGACGGCTGCGCTCAGCGTGGCTAATCTCTGTCGATGGGCCATCCTTTGAAGAAACCGCGCCCGGGCGCGGGCAGGGGCAACTGGTCAAGGCGGACATTACGTCCCGCATCTATCTGCAAAACAACGTCGAATACGGTCCATACGTCAACTCCGGCACGGAGCGCATGGCGGGCCGGTTCTTTGTCGAGGGCGCGATTGAGTCGCTGCAAGGGTAGGGCATGTTCACCGAGGCGCTTGAGACGGCTTTCAAGACAAAGCTGAAAGCCTTCGCGCAGACGAATACGCTTGCCGTCGATTGGGGCGACGAGAAGGAATACAAGCCCGTCAAGGCGAACTGGCTGAGGCCGCGTCTCAATCCGGCGCCTACTGTTCCGGGGCCGACGCAGGCCGGACCGCTCAGGGGCACGCTGCGCGGCATGTACTCCGTCGAGTGCATGACGCCGATTGAAAGCGGTCATGCTGCAGCATACGCGCTGGCCGACGACATAGGCCAGCACTTCATGCCGGACTGGTCGGAGCCGGGTTATCTCGACTCTGACGATTGCGTCATTCGCCTGCGGGTTCCGACTATCGACAGGCTCGATCCGTTTCCGGTCTTCAACCGGGCCGTCATTCACATTCCATACCTCGTCTACGCCATGACAGTTGCGTAGCGGGGCCTTTCAAAAGCCAAAACCGAAGGAGACTGACCAATGGCCGATGTCGCCATGACGAGGCAGGTTGACCGTGCGGTCGATCTTGTCTTCGCTGAACAAGCTGCGAAGGGCACGCTCCCCAGCGCATCCAGCCCGGGCGGCATTCGCTTCCCGTTCTCGACCCACAACAACATTGCGATCAACCAGACGCGTATCGGCGATCCCCGCAACCGCAAAAACGGAATGACGGGCGCTTCCAAGCTGGGCCGTACAGGCTACCAGATGACTGGAGTTCAGGGCCCGCTGATGGTCAACGCCTACGATCCTCTGTTCGAAGGCGCGCAGCGGGAAAGTTTTACCGCACAGGCGACGATCACTCAGGCGGAAATTTCGCAGCTTCAATCCATGACCACAGGCGGGCTGGCGACGTTTTCTGCTTCGCCGATTTCGGCAGGCGTCCGGGTGGGGCAGTGGCATTTATACGCCTCCGGACTTGATGCGGCGGATCGCGTTCCCATTCTGGTCACCGGCGTTACCGCGACCACCATTCAGTATGCGCTGCCGCGCCACGGCAACTTCACCGCCGTCGGCTCGGCTACGGACTTCTCGCTTGCCGTCAAGAAGAATGCGCCGAACGCCGCTGAACGCTGGCCCTTCGCTATTGAAGATCGCTCCGACAATACAGACGAGTCGGAAGTGCTTGACTTCGCCCTCATCTCGCAAATGGTGTGGGCAGGGCAGGGGCAGGGTCCGGTTAACCTGACCTTCGACTTCCTCGCTGCGGCCCTGCAGAAACTGGAAGCCGGGAACGCCCCTTATTTCACGGCGATCTCGGAAACATCCGGCGAGTTCCTGACCACTGTCGAAACGCGCCTTAATGTTGGCGGCGTATGGGTCAATTTCGAAAGCTTCTCGTTCACCTGGAACCTGAACGCCTTCGTTGACAACACGAACGCCGCAGAGGCGATTGATATCGCCTACGGCTCGACCATCATAAGCGGCAACTTCACCGTGCTGGATGATTCCGACAGCCTCGACATGCTCGATGACGCGCTTGCCGACGAATATAGCTGGGTGGCGGTCGAGTCCATCGACGCAGAAGGCAAGTTCGTGGGCGCGTTTTTCCCGCGCGTCAAACTGCTTCAGCCGTCCCGCTCCTCTAAGGGTGAGGACCGGTTTTCCTCGCGCACATTCCAGATGGAAGTCTCGGAAGACACGCGCGGCGGCGCCTATGTGAACACCATGGCGCTGATTTCTAGCGACACTGCTGCATAAGGAGGGTGACCATGACAGCAAAAACGGCAGCCGAGCGATTTGACGCCGCTCTGGCGGAGATCAAGAAGCTTCAGGACGAGGGATACGATTGCGGCCCCGTCCACCGTCTTTCTCTATCGGCGACCGGCAAGGTGAAAGAACCAGAGCCGGAAAAGAAGGCTCCGGCAAAAGCGCCCTTCAGCCTTTCGAAAGCCGATAAAAGCGAGGACAAATCGTGAGCCGCCTAGCAGCGAAAAAAGACAAGCACTTCGTAGAGCTGAAAACCTTCGAGGTTTACGACCCGAGTGGAACCTATGTTCTTCTGGATGAAAACAAGGTTCCGTTCACCGTCGAGATGTACGCGCCGCAAACAAAGCGAATGCTGGACTATGACAAGCAGACGGCCCAGCACACCTTGCAGCAGAGCGCCCGCACGAACGGGGCCTCTGAACGCAACATCAATCTGCAGATGAAGCGCGGCGCCGCCCGCCTGTCACACGCCATCAAGTCGTGGCATCCGGTTTCCCCGGACGGGGAGTTTCTCGAAGAATACGCCAATCTCAGCGAGGACAAGCGGGCCGAGTTGTTCATTCCCTCCGGCGAGGACGGCTTGGACATTTCGTGGTTGACGGACCAAATCCGTGATTTTTTCAGCAAGGGCAATTTCGTCGTGATGACGAGCGGGACGACGGATGCCCCGAAATTGACGGAGACGGCCTCCTAGACTTTCACGAAGAGCTTTGCCGGTTCATCAAAGAGCAGGCAAGGCTCGACACGCCAAAGTCGCAAGGCAAGGGGCTGGCCCCCCGCTCAACCCGTCAGATGTTCCTCGAAAAGGAGCAGTACAAAGACGATCCCGTCCTGAACGGCCAACACGACAATCCGGCCATCGCCTATGTCTGGCGGCTTCTAAACGACTATGCCCTCCCCCCTACGGGCGGGGGCGGCATGGGTCCATCCTACCACACCCAGCAAGACATCACCCACTACCAGCGCAACATGCGGGAAAAACTGGACCCGCTGTTTATCCGCGCCGTGCTCATGGCGAGCAGGGTTCGGGCGAATGCGCGCATAGAACACGAGCAAGAGCTATCCGCAAATGCGTAATCGTCTTGAAGTATCGCTGGAGGTGCCGAACGCCGAACAAGGCATTCGCAAGCTCCGCGCCACAAAGACGGAAATGCGCGACGTTCGCGACGCGGCGAACGATGCAGAGCGCGGCGTTGACAAGCTGGGCGATGAGTTCGACGAGACGGGCCGCAAGGCCGACAGCTACGGCCGGTCAGCAGATCGCGCCAGCCGCCAGACCGATGGGCTCGCCAAGATTGCGGGCGGCGCTGTCAGCCGCCTTGCCGCTATGGGCGCAGCGGCGGCAGGCGCGGCGGCAAGTCTTGCAGCAGTGGGGACCATCCGCGTCTCTACTGAATTTGAGCGCGAGTTCTCGCAGGTCAACACGCTTCTGGACGATGCGAGCTTCAAAGCCGGGGCGCTGAACGACAATATCGCAGGACTGAAGGTAGGGCTTCGAGAACTAAGAGCGGAAAGCGGCGACAGTTTCGCCAACCTGTCCAAGGGGCTGTTCGATCTCGTTTCGGCGGGCGTTGCGGCTGAGGATTCAATCCGGGTTCTCAACGACGCGAATGTCCTCGCCAAGGCGGGCGTGACGGACGTGTCTGTTGCTGTGGACGGCCTTACCACCGTCATTAACGCCTATGGAGAGTCTGCCGAGCGCTCGGAAGTTCTGGCGTCTAAGTTCTTCACGGCGCAGAAGTTCGGCAAGACGACGGTTGAGGAGCTTGCCGCTGGTATTGGGCGAGTGGCAGCGTCTGCCGCAAATTTCGGAATATCCTTGAATGAGTTGCTGGCGGCTCAGGCTGCTGCAACGGCTGCTGGTATCAACCAAGCAGAAGCCTTTACCGGGATGAGGGCCATATTTGGGAACCTTGTTCAGCAAGAGGCGCGCGCGCGCGAGGAGGCCGAAAAGCTCGGAATCGAGTTTAGTGCGGCAGCTGTTCGAGCTAAAGGATTTACGAAGTTTCTTGAGGAAATACAGTCCTCCGCAAACTTCACAGAGCAAAGTTTTGAAAACCTGTTTCGATCCACAGAGGCGCTCAATTTTATTCTGGCCATTACCGGGGAAACGGGGGCCAGTGTCTACGCCAAGACCCTGCGCGAGCTTGGCGATGAAACGCAATCCGTCATCACGCTTAATGAAGCGTATAAGGACGCCGTCAGCACGGCGGATGAGGCGAACAAGCAACTCGCCGGGTCGCTGGACCAGATTCTGGTCATTGCTGGCGAGGCGGGCGCCCTAGAGGCATACACGCAGATCATTCGCGAATTAACCGAAGTCTTGCGCTCGGATGCAGCGAAGGAGTTCGCAGAGAACTTCGGCGGGGCGATGAAACAAGCGGCGGACGCTGCCGCCGGTCTTCTTGCGATCCTGAAAGACATTCAGGAAATTACCTCGTTTGTGGGTCGCGAAGGAACGCCCGTCAATGCAGCGCTGGGCGTTACCGGGTTTATCGAGCGCGCCACGCCGTTCGGTTCTGCACGCGAAGCAGCCGGCGATGTGTTCGGCTATCTCGCGGAGAGGGGCCGGGAAGCCCGCGCTGTGAAGTCAACGGACGTAATCGCATCGGAAATTCCCGATGACATTGCAGACATTGTAAGCGCGCTGGGCGATGCCGATCTTGCGGCGCAGGTTTTTCAGGAAAGGCTCTCCAGCCTCGGCGAAGGATCGGTGCTGGGCGGGGCGCTTAGCGCCTTTGACGGGCTCATTGCGAAACTGTCGAAGACGCAGGAGCAAGCTGCTCTCACCTCAGAAAGCGTTGAGTCGATCGGTGACGCAGGGAAAAGCGCCGCCACAATTACGCAGGCGCTGTTTCAGGATGAGATTTCCCGCTCACAGCAGCTTCTCGCCGCCGCAAAGTCTTCCATTGCGGATTACGAGCGTCTGACGCGCGAGTTTAAAATTCAGGACGAAATCAAAAAGGTTGTGGATGACCTTACGACCGCAGGGATCGATTTCGACCCGAAAACGGTTGAGGTCAGCGTTCGCACCATTATTGACACGCGAGACGCTGCAGAGGCGCTGGTCGAGGCCGCCGAAGGATTTGGAAAACGCCTTGAAATGGCGGCTGACGAATTCGCCCGGCAGAATGAGGTTCGGCAAAACGCGCTTGACAATGCGCGGGATGCGCTTGGAGGGCGGAGCACTTCAGACCCGATCTACAGGGATCTTCTGGAAACCCTTCGCCGCGACAGGCAAGACCTTATCAGCGCTATCGAGCGGCAGGCCGTAGAACAGCGCCGGTTCCTGACGCCAGAGGACAAAAACAGGATTGCCGAGGCTGAGGCGGAGCAGCAAGCCATCGAGGAGGCGATCCGCAACGGAGCGCGGGATGGAGTAGCGGACGGGCTGCGCAACCTTGAGGCCGTGTTTTACGGCATTGAACGCGCATTCTCTCAGATAGATTCCGGCTTCGGGCAGCTCCGGGACGGCCTCAGCGATCTTGGAGCCAACCTCCTTCAGGGAATAAGCGGCCTCGCCAGCGGCGCTGCGGATGTTTTCTCGGGAATCTCCTCCGGCTTGACCAGAGTGTTCGGCGAAGCGGCAAGCGGCATTAGCGGAGTGCTTGGCACGGTTGGCAGTGCTTTGGGGGCTGCGGGCGCAATCGCCTCGACAGTCTCTAGCGCTATCAGCTTCTTCAAGGACCTGTTTGGAAAACGCTCGGATTTCACAGCGCAGGCGGTCTTTAACCCGATCACCGGCGACGTGGCTGGCAGAGCGCAGGACAAAGGCGCCGACGACAATGCACGCGCTCGCGATGCGTTTCTCGACTCTGCGCTTCAACTCACCGACCGCTTGACCGCTCTCACCGGCGGTCGGCTGGCTAATGACCCTTCCACCCCCGCCAACGAAGCGTTCATCAACGTGGCGTTCCGTAGCGACAGAAAGACCGGAAACCCGTTTATCGATATCGGCTATCAGGGGGCCAACGGAGAGCCGACGGGAGGCGGGCGCTTTACTGACGTACAGGACGCTCTTGACGAGGCAATTCGCCTGACCATCGGCGCGCTGAAAGGCGGCAGCAACGCATTGGTGGAGTACGCCAAGGCGGCTGCGCTGGCCGGACGTTCATCCGATGAGATCATCGACGGCCTGACGGCGCTTAAAAACATCGCCGAGCTTACGGCGGACCCGCTCTCTGAGGTTGAGCAGCAACTGAAACAGATTGACGATGTGATCGGGCCGGTACGCGACGACCTCAAATCGCTGGGCCAGTCTCTGGCCGGGCTTGAGGAGGCGGCGCAGAAGGCGGACCGCGCCGTCGGCGAGAACTTTATTGATCGCATTCAAGGCGACATTGACCGGCTGACAAACGCCACCCTCGCTGACTTCAAAGAGCTTCTGGAAGCTCAAGCGCAGGACATCAAGGATGCGCAGACCCTGCTTGCGCGCGGCGCGATCACGCAAGACGAATTTAACCTTGTCGGACAGCGCAACGCCCTCCAGCAAACAAGCTTTTTCGAGAACCTTGACCAAGAGGCGCTGAACGACCTTGGCGACTATCTCGGCCTCATTCGCGAGAATGGCGGCGAGACCGCCGTTGCCTTGCTTCTCTTCAACCAGGAACTGGACCGCACCAAGGAAAGTCTGACCTCCGGCCTTTCCAAAATGCGCGAGGAGGCGGATCGCTTCTTCGCCGCCGCAGAAGCGAACTTCAAGCTTTCGGACGACATAAGCCGCCGCCTGTCGAGCGAGACGGGAACGGCTCAGCTTGCGACCTTCCGGGCGGAACTTCAAGGGCTCCTTATCCGCGCTCAGGGCGGGGATGTATCAGCCGCAGAGACGGCGCCGGATGTGGCGCGACAGTTCATTGATCTTGCGGAGCGTCAGTTTCAGGGAGCGGCAGGGCTTGGGGCGGCGCGTGATTTCGTCACCGACATTCTGGACCAGATTGGCGTTGCCTCTCAAGGGTTTGGAAACGAACGCGTAGACGCCATTTCTCTTGCAGAGCAGCAGGTTGGCGTTCTCGACGACATCAAGGAAATTCTCGGAAGCCCTGACCCGGCGCTGGATTACCTTCAAAGCATTCTCGCCAATGGCGAACTGCAGAGCGCCACGCTTCGAGACCTGCTCGACCAGTATGTCCAGCTTGCCTACGACTCCCCGTCGCAGAACTTCACGCCGGGGCAGGTGCAGCAGGCGGCGCAGCAGTTTGTCATCCCGTCCGATCTGAAGATCACGAACACGGTCTCGACGGACGCGCCGGGGACTACGCTGGCGATCAATAATGCGGCCAATCAGGCCCGCACGGACGCAGAGGCTACGCGCGAAATTCTCATTTCGCAGGAGCGCCGGTTGAACGAGATGCAAGAGGCAATAACGAAGCTCGATGCGACGCTGCGCCGGGCATGATAACAGGGACCGGATGATGTGTCGTTTCTTGGCGATGGCTTTCTCGGCGATGGCTTTTCAAGTCAGGTCGATGTCGCAAATCTTCCGGACAGGCTTGCGTTTATTCGCGAGGGTCGCGGCGTCAACCTCCTTATCGAGATTGAGGTACAGCCGCGCCTTGCTGATCGACCGGACCCGCCGGACGCCGTTCAGACATGGTTCGGCGACGGCTTTATCGGAGACGGCTTTACCGGCGACAACTTCTTAACGGACGTTTCGACCGCTCCGCAGATCATTCGGGTTTCAACCCGGCCAACGAACTTCAGGGCCGACGACCCGGTTGCGCCTAACACGACCTCGAAAGCGATTATCCGCAGGGGCGTTCGCTATAAGCGCACGTTCGATGAGCAGATAGACGGATCGTCCGCCCATATTCAATTGGGCAATATCGAGCTTGACGATCTCGACTATTACATTTCGAATATCGCTGCATCGACGCGTGTGGATGGTCGCCCGGTTCGCTTCTATGTGCTTCCAGTAGGCGGTTCATACGATGAAGCGGTCCTAATCGCCTCGGCCTATGGCGAGCAGTGGCAGACTGACCAGACCTACGGCCGGGCTCGCACTGCAACGCTGAAACTGACGGACCTGTCCACGACGCTGAACAGGCCCCTTCAGGTTTCGCGGTTCTCCGGACTCGGAAGCCTCGGGGGCGATCCCGCGCTTGCAGGCGTGACCAAGCCAACGCTTGTCGGGCGCCGCAAGAATATCGAGGGGAGGCTCTACGACGCAGCCAACCTGCTCTACATGGTCAATGACGGAGCGGCCACATTCTTCAATGGCTATTTCGGCGGAGAGGCCGCGACTTACTACGGCGACTTCGACACCGAGGCTGACCTTATTGCAGCCCGCTCCTCCATTCCGGAAGGGCAGTGGGCGACTTGCGCAGCGCTAGGCATTTATACACCGCGTCCGGTCGGGGATGGTTCTGTAGATTACACGTTTACGGTGGAGGCTGCAGGCTACGGCGTTACGCAGATCGGCGATTGCGTCATTGCTGTGCTTTCGAACTTCACGCCGCTGACGGAAAACCAGATCAGCTACTCAGGCCTTGCGGCGCTTAATATCGGCGACGGCGGATATTACAATTCCGGGGATACGGAAGTCACGGTCCAGAGTGTTGTTGAAGACCTGACGCGCGGCGTGTTCGGGCGTCTCGTGATCGGGGACCAGATCAGCGCGGTTCTGCTTCGAGACCCGACAGAGGTTTCCTACGACCGGGAAGTCAGCCACCTCGCCATCGGGCGCTCGCTGCGCAAGAAGCGCCGCATCGGCATTGCCTATCGCAACCTTGTTGTCACCTATTCCCCGAATGACAGGCAACTGTCTTCGGATGAAATCGTCCTTCCGGGCGAAGGTGACACGGATTTCAAGGCGGAAATCCAGCGGCCTTACGAGTCGCTGATAGCGCTTCCGGGCGAGCTGACGGCCGTAGAGCATCTGACAGCAGGCGAGACCTACACCCACGCCAGCAACCTGAATGACGCCTCTGCGGCTGCGGACGTTCAGCAGCGTTTGAAGCGCTACGGACAGTATGAGCGCTATGTCTGGGAAGTCGAGTTCCGGGCGGATGAGATTGATATTCCGCTTGGCTCAATCATCTACATGGCCATTCCGGAGCATCCGGCATGGTCAACCGGGCGCAACGCCCTCGTTGTCGGCGTTGAGCCGCAATTTACAGACAACACGATCCTGGTGGACTTGCTGGTCTAATGGCCCTCTCAGATGAATGGTGGTTCAGCTACCTGAACAGGGTGGCGCAGGCCACGCTTGACGGTGGAGACGAAATCGTCGGGTTCGAACCTGAGAACGTGACCAACGCGCGCGAAGATAATGTGTGGCGCGTTGCGGATGCGACGATGACGCTCAAGGGAACGCTTGATTCGTCCCTTTCCATGCAGGGCGTCATCATCCGCGTTTATCCGGGCACTGAATGGGATGCGTCCGACGAGGCTACGTTGATGCTGTCGGACGTAGACGATGAAAGCAACGATGTCGCCGAGTGGACAATTCCGCTGGATGCCGACCTGTTCACTGGCTGCGTTGTTTATCTGAATGCAAGCGAGGTTTCGGCGCAGTACTTCAACCTGTCAATGCCTGCGCAGGATATTGAGCATGTGCATATCGGCCCGCTTTTCCTTCCGCAGAACTTCAACAGGGGTCCGGATACGGCGCCGGAGTTTGCAGGCGTCATAGAGCGCTCGCTGTTCACCAGCCAGAAGACTGTTCAGGCAGGGCCTCAGACGGATCGCTTCAACGGGCAATTCGAAGCATGGAACCTCGCCGATTATCAGGCTTGGCGCACGTTTGCGCGCACCGTTGGCCTGACGGGCTCTTTTGCTTTCGGCGTCTCGCAAACGACGCAGCGCGCTGAGAGCTACATCTCACATCTGACAACCTCGCTTTCCATTCGTCCGGTGGACAACCGGTGGATCGGGCAAATTCAACTGGAGGCCCTTCGTTAATGTCAAATCAGTTAGCAGGGTTTCGCGCAACCGGCACGGTCACCGGGACGGGAAACATCAGCCTCACAAGCATCGTTCCGAACGTCGGCTCAATCCCAGCCTCCAACCTGACCGTTGGGCAAAAGGGCTGGGCGATTGTGCAGGCCGGGTCCGCTTCAACGCTTCAGCGCGAAATCGTCTATCTCACCTATACGGCGGACACGCCCGGCGCCGGGATTATGTCGCGCGGCGAGGTGAAGTTTTCCACCAGCTCCAACACCAAGATCAACTTCGCCGCCGACACGACAGTTATCGTTGAATTCGACGTTCCGGACGACAACATCGTTCACAAACTTGGCGACAGCGAAGGCTGGCACCTCATCGACGAGTTGGCGACGGCGCTTGGCCTTGAACAGACCACGGACGACCAGACTGTTACGGCGGGCAACGTCACAACGGTACTGACGGCGAACGGCATTAACAAGCGCTACGACGTGACCGTCATGAACGAGGCAGACCCGACAGAATATGTTTCCTTCTTCGTGATCTCCGGGCCTGACGCAGGCGGCGGCAGCGCAACGGCGTCTCAGCCGGACAACATCATCGAAGAAGGCGATCTCACGCTGGAGTGGTCTGGCGTGACTTACAACGTCCGGAACAATTCTGGCTCCTCCGTGACCTTCACCAAGATGGTCCGCACCTCCCGCGCAGAAGCCGCCTAACACTAAGGGAACAACAGAATGGCTATCGCACCTCGCCTCGTAAAGAGCGCGAACAAGATTGTTGCGCGTGATATTCAGCCCGGAATGCAGCCGCAGTCTACGCTTACGCTCTCGGGCGGCGTGGCGGTTCCCGTATATGGCGCGCACGTCATTGCGGCCGAAAGCGGCACCACCGATAACTTCGACAGCGTTACTCTCACAAACCTGCGCGCGGGCGATGTTGTCGAGTGGACCGTAGACGCAGGCGATAGGATCACGTTCACCAACGGCGTCGGAAACATTACGACCAGCACTGGCGCCAGCATCATTGCTTTGGCCGGCCAGACCGTTCGGACTAAAGTGAACGCTGCAGGCAACGGCGTTGTCGCCACACTTATTGACAGACAAATTCATTATATTGCGTCGTTGACGGCGTTAACGGCCAAAAGCACTGCAAACCTTACGTCCGGCTACATGCTTTATGTAGCAGAGCTTTCGCGCGGCGGTCTGTTTGTGTGGGACTCCTCCAATCTTTCGACGGAAGTGGGCTATGAGACAGCCGGGAACGAGGGCGTTTATTTTGCGCCAGACAGTGACGATACGGGCGCGTCCGGCGCTTGGGTTCGTCAGTCATATCGGGAAGGCAACAGTTTAAACATTGACTGGTTTGGCGCGCTTCCGGATGCCTCATCGGATAGCACGGATGCGGTGCAGGCTTGCATCGACTTTACGCAGGCGTCCGACAGGCGACCGATCCGCGTTCCTGCAGCACGATATCAGCTTGACGGATCGTTGAGCGTTCCGCACGGCACGGCGATAGAAGGCTCCGGCTTCTGGTCTGAGGAAAGAAACTATTTCGGTTCTGCAGACTGGGACGATGCCGAGACCGACGGATCGATCCTTGAGTTTACCATAACGTCTGGCGTGTTCATAGAGTTGGGCGGAGACCGCGATCTCAATCCGTCGAGCTTTCAGTACGGCGGGCGCTTTGAAAAGTTGCTCATTATGGGGCCGGGAACGGGCACTGCAACAGCAGTCAAAATGAAAGACGCGCTTTGCTGGCATTACGAGCAGGTCGCTATTGCGAACTCCTATCGCGGTCTGTGGTGGGATTTTGTCGAGGAATCCCGCTTCCATACGATTTCGTTCTGGGGCTGCGTCGAAGGGTTCCTGAGCGATGCGGACGAAGACGATTACGGCAACAACGAAAACTCGGTGTACGGATTCGAAGCGAACCGCTGCTGGTATCCGATCACTGCGATCAACGGCGAAGGCAACGCGTTTTACAAGGGCCTGCTTCAGCACACCCACCAGGACGCGATCCGTCTTACCAGAGACGATGTAAACGACGCCGCAAACCCGCTGAACATTCTCACGATGTTTGCGTTCTACGACTTCTGGGTTGAGAACGGATCGACGGGACAAGCCTCCGAGGATCCCACCAATACGCGCATGAACGGCGTGCTGTTCAGGATCAGCGGCGATAACAACTACGGCCATACGTTCGACAATTTCCGGCTGTCGAACTCCATCTCTCCGAGCCTCACGGGCGGGTCCGATTGCGGATATCACCGCTTTAGCAACATTATCAAGGTGTCCGGCCCGGCGGTGAACTTCACCATTCCTTCAACAATGCCAAAGTGTGAGGTGACTCGCCGGAAAAGCGTCGGCTTCGTTGATAACAGCAGCACCGGTGACGTTCAAATTCGGGACGATCTCACGCTCACTGTGACCGACCTTACGGGCGTGGCCAGCGCAACTGTGCACGCTGTGAAAACCGGCGGCACGGCGCACCTTCGCGTCATTGGAGCAACCGGCACCGGCGCCAGCGATATCATCACGATTTCCGGACTGACCGAAACTTACAGACCGCGAAAAAATACTGGCTTCTTCCCGGTCCGCGTCGTGGATAACAACGTCTACGGTTTCGGAATGTGTCGGGTCACAACGGCGGGCCTGATTGAGATTTACAAGGATGCGGCGGGCGCGTCGTTCGGATCGAGCGCGAATACGGGGTTCTCGACGTTTGACATTGATTTCGCTACCGAGGTGATTTAGCGAAAGCCACTTGCGCTCTTCTGGAGTGAGACGCAGAGTCCGCCAACTCTATCAGCACGTCCGCAAGCGATGCCATGTCACGATCCATTTCAAAAATGTCAGCGCTGCCTGACATTGCGAATGGGCGGAACAAGCATTCACGTTCTGGAAAGAATTGCGAGCGCACCCACTCGTTTGAATCGCTGAACGCGGCGTCATAGGCCGAGATCTGTTCGCTCGTAGGGTGAAACCGGCCAAGTCCCGCAAAGTGTCGCTCCAGCGCCTGCAGAATCCGGCCATGCGCCGGGTTCTCTGTTCCATTTACAAACGGCGCAGTTTTCGCATTTACCGCGTTCAAGATGCGAAGGGCCGGTTTGGACAGGGATGCGTTTTCCGGCGGAGGCAACGTCATTCCGGAATCCGGAACGATCCCGGTTGCTGCGCAGAAATCCGCGATCAGCGAGCCGCCAGAAAAGAAGTCGCGGTCGAAAAGGCGCACGCTAATGTCTCTGGAACAATGGCTGGTCCATCGCTCAATCGTGCGCCGGTGATTGCAGATGTTCTCATAATAGGCGTGCTTAGGTCCGGGAAAGGCTTCGTAATGAACGCCTGCCTTCATTCCTGTGGACATAAGCGAGGTCGCGGCTTCGATAGGGTTTCGGATGTAAAGGACTATCGAGACCGTATCGAACAGTGAAAGGAGATAGCGCTGAAGGTTCTGGATTTCCGCATCCTTGCGCAAGCGAGATTGCAGAAACTCTGAACTAACGATCCAGGTATCGCAGCGCGAGGTCGCGACTTCGCGCGCAAACGCTTTTCTCCATTCGCGGGAGAGGCGCTTGCGTTCATCGGCAGTACGCACGCCCTTCCTTTCGAAGAACGGGTCTGGCGTGTCGGGAGCAAGCGAGGACAAATAGAGGCGCTTGTTATTCAAGTCGCCGAGCGCCGCAGGAATGGCAATCCCTTGGCGGTTTAGCCATTCCCTGTTTGCGCCCAGAAATTTCTGTATCGAGGTGGTGCCGGTCTTCTCGGTGCCGATATGCAGAAATAAGCGCTTTTTCCTGTTCGCTCCAAAAATCATAAAGCGGATTACTGCAAATCCTTCAATGAAAGGCAAGTCCATGAGCATCACGCTCATTTGTATTCATTGCAGCGCTACAAAGCCTTCTCAGGATATAGGCGCTGCGGAGATTGATAGCTGGCATCGGCAAAGAGATTGGGCCATGATCGGCTATAACGACGTAATCCGCAGGGATGGACGCCTTGAGCCGGGGAGGCCGTGGGGCGCGGCGCTCGCTCACGCCAAGGGATTTAACGAAGGGGCCATTGCAGTCTGCATGGTCGGCGGGATTAGCGAAACAGGCGAGCCGGAAGCGAACTTCACACCGGCTCAATGGAAAACGCTTGACGCCTATCTTGCCTTCGCGAAGCTCCGGTATCCAGATGCTGATATTAAGGGGCATCGGGATTTGAACGGGGTGAATAAGGCATGTCCGAGCTTTAGCGTTGCTCGTTATCTACAAACGGGCGAAGTGGTTGCTTAAGATACTCTTTCGGCAAAAATTCTTCGCTGCGTTTCTTTGCTGCGGCAAGATATGCATCGGAAGCCTCTTTAATGGTGTCAAACGCTCCAAGATACTGCAATCGGCTGTTGACACTCAGGCACGCTTGAAAGCGGCCTGAAGGGAGTCTGTGAACACCTCTTGGGAGTCGGCTTTTGCGGCGGCGAATGTTTTTGTTGATGGCATTTTCAGATGCGCTGGCATCTCTCAGGTTTCGCCACGCGTTGTTGGTGTGGTCCATGTCCTTGTGGTCCACCTGTTGGGCTGGCCATGCGCCGGTCATGTAAAGAAACGCAAGGCGGTGCGCAAAATAGATTTGTCCATCAATCTTAATTTGACGCCTGCCTTTGGTGTCAATTGAGCCCGCAATGTTGCCTGCTTTAACGCATCCGCCGCGCCCCGGCAGGGTTACTTTCCAACTGAAAACGCCGGACTCTGCGTTGTAGTTCAGCAATTCACAAAGTCGCTTATGCGTGAGTTCAGCCATCTCATCTCCTAGTGATGCGCGCGGGCCGGGCGTAACTCCGGCTACAATCTATTCCGTCAGCGGCCTTTTTAACGAGCAGGTAGCACGCTCTGGCGCATCCTCGGAGATCAACCCTACTGAGCCAACGCTGACGGCATACCGTAATCGCGGTGCGAGCGCTTCTACTTTCAGCGCCGCCGCGCGCCTAACGATTCTACCGAAAACCGCCTGATTATCAAGCAAAAGAGGGAACCTGACGTATGTTGAAAACCATGCGCCATGCAGGAATGTTTATGGCGGCGCTCGCCTTTGTGGCGATGCTGTCGTGTGTTGAAGTGAGGGGGCAGGAAGCGCCCGGAGCGCAACTGGACGCCCGGGACGCAGCGCAGGATAAGGCGCTGGAGGACCTCGCCGCCGAACTGGCCGCAAACGGGGCCAAGGACGGCTCACAGGACGCGGCGATTGCCGAGGCCATGCAGAGGCTCGACGATCTGAAGGCCGCTCACGAGGCTCTGGCGGCGGTTGTGGCGGGCATTGAAACGCCAGAGCCGGAACCCGAGGAACCCACGGAACCGGAAGAACCCACCGACCCCGAGCCCGAGGAGCCGACCGTACCGGCATGGAGCCTCTCGCTCCTTGACCTTGACGCCAAGGTCTCCACCCCCCTCACAGGCCCCGTGACCCTTCCTGCCGGACGCTATACGATTGCAGCGGGAGACGCCGCACAATCGCCGGTGACGTTCACGATCAACGGCACGGTTTGCGCCAAGGAGAACATCAAACCCTATCATGCCTGCGGGGACGAGCGCCCGGCGCCGTTCATGACCGGCGACAACACCGTGACCGTGACGGATGGGGCGGGCGCGACTCTCAACGCCGCGCTCATCCTGCTGGCGCCCGAGACTCCCACGGAACCGGAGGAGCCGACAGAGCCCGAGGAACCGACGGACCCCACGCCGACGGAACCCGAGCCGGAGGAACCTGCCGAGCCCACGGACCCGGTCCCGACCGATCCGAACGCGCCGCCGCTCTCGGCCACGAAATTCCAGATCGGGCCCATTTTCTCCTTCGGCGTTCTCGATCCATTCATCAACAAATTCTGGTCGTCTACGGCGCCGTTCATCAACGGAGCTTCGGCGAAGAACGGTCTGCCGCTCGATCAGGTGGATCCCGAGACGGGCCTTCCGCTTGTCCTCGCCGATGGGGATATGTGGATCGGCAACATGATCTCCGGTTCTGACAAGGACGGGGATTGGGTCTTTGAATGGGAGTGTGAAGGCGGCGGTTCTCAGTGCGCGGACTTCTCGATCTGGGCCGGCGGTCCGAGCTCGCCCTCGTCGCCGGGCCGCATGGAGTTTACCAGAGAATACGCCAAAAACCAATGGCTCGGCTTCCGAATTCACCTGAAGCGCCTCGACGGAAAGCTCTCGCGCATCGCCCTGTTCAGGGCTGAAGACGAGGCGGACTATCGCGCCGGGAAAATCCTGCGCCGCAAGGTGGTCGAAGCGATTGAGCCCTACGACATCCTGCGCACCATGGACTGGCAGAACACGAACAACGCGCATCCGGTATCGGTCGATGAGTTGCCGGGCATGGAGGCCGCGTTCTGGGCGCTGACGGACTTTGACGGGCGCAATTACGATCCGCCCTATATCTCCATGCCGCTCCGGGCTGTCGCGCGCGTCGCCATGGAAACCGGCAATGAGTTGTGGATGCAGGCGCCGGTCTATCTCGGCTTTCCGGAGAGAATCGCTGACATCCAGATTTCTGAAGGCAAGAAGATGGAGGCCTATATCGGCGAGCATATCGCCGACATCTTCGCCAGCAACGAATGGGACCGCTACGCGGACGCTCTCGTTGAGGCCCTTGAGGCGGAAAACTATCCGGCCGACCGGATGCTTTATGTGTCCGTCGGGAACGAGGTCTGGAACTGGGGCTCCGCCTTCTGGTGGGGTTCGACCTATGGCCTCGGCGTCGGCGACGCCCTGAAATATCAGGAGCGCGGACTGCCGGGCTCGAAGATCCAGCTCGGCTACGGCGCGCTTATGGCCCGCTGGAAACTGGCGATGGACGGAGCCCTTGAACGCGCCGGGCGTGAGCAGAAAATCACCTATGTCATCGAACAGATGCAGGGCGGATACAACGCCCTCGGCGCCGTTCTCGGAGCGAAGACATGGCTCGCGGACAATGGCGAGTCCTGGGACGATCATCGCGACGGCTTCGGCCTTGCCTATGCGCCGTACTTCAAGGGCGAGTATGACCGCTTCGTGATGACGGCTGAAGAGCTGAAGGTCATCGACACCGACAACCGCCGCAAGACCCCGGAGGAAATAGCAGCGCTTGATGCGGCGAAGAAAGCGATTCGCGATCAGGTTCCGGGCCGCTGGCAAAAGCTCATCGCCGAACAGCCGGAAGAAACGAAGAAAGCCTTCGCAGACTACCAGATCGAATACTTCCGCAACGAAGGCTACATCTGGGCGGAGCAGGTGGAGCAGGTCGCCAAGGACCACGGCGTTCACGTCGTCGGCATGTATGAGGCGGGCAACCATCTCAACAAAACTCCGGCCTATGTGGACAAGGCGTGGCGCGACGCCTTCATCTGGGGCGAGGAGGGAGGCCGGGCCAACTACGAAATCTATCTTATGATGGCCAAACGCTTCCCCGGTATTGTCATTGCGAACTACACGCTTGCGGGTCCTGTCGGCGGCGATCCGTGGGGAGACGGAATGCTCGGCGAGGATAATCCGTATGCCGCAAGCTACCGGAAACTTATGGAAACCGTGCGTAAATAGACGGGGGAATGGTGCAGTTTGAACGGCATATCCAAACGGGCCTACTCACTCTGATAACGGGCCTCATGGCGTGGGTTTTGGTGTCCACAGAGCAGCACGGACGTGATATAGTCCGGCTCGAAACCAGAATGCTCGCCATGGAGGAAAAGATCGAATCCAATATGGACGACCGTTACCGGAAGCAGGACGCACGGGAAGACTTCGCAGTTGTGTACAGCGAGTTAAGTGACATCAAGCAGCGTCTGCGGGCGCTTGAAACTCAGGAGCATTAGATGGCTGCACAGGACGATTACAATGCGGCGCGGGCCGATCTCGACGCGAAGGGATCGGCATACGTCGCATCGGCCAAGACGGCCTATCAGACGCTAAAGAACAGCGGGTACGTGGGGCCGGGCGATCTTGGCTTGGTTCGCGCCGCCTTCCGCGCAGTGGTCGGCGTCATGCTCTGGCTTTGCGCAAGGCTCAACCATTGCGCTGGTCAGGTTCCGGGCGTTCAGCCTCTCTCTGGCGGCGGCCCCAAGATTGATGACGATCCTGACAATCCGTAGGCGTTATGGACTTCTGGACAATCTTTCACTTCGGCGTGGCGCTGCTGATAATCCTGTACGCGATATGGGATTTGCGGCCCCTCGTCGGGCGCCAATTCCTGTTCGGCGCCGAGATACATGCGGGGATGCTGTTCGCCAGCTTCCTCGCGCGCTTCATAAGCGGCGATCCGTATCCGGTGCTTTGGTATGGCTTGATCGACGCAACGGCGGTCTCTCTCTACGCGCTCATCATGTTTCGGAAGAAAGCAATCTGGGCGGCGGTTTGCGTTCTTATCCAAAGCGTGATGCTGTTCATGCACCCGGCGTATGTAGCGTTCGGACAAATTAACCAGAAGGAATATCTCTGGGGCCTCGGGATCATGACGTTCCTTTCCGCCCTTGCTATCTTCATCGGAACAATGGCGGGGCGTCATGAATTTGGAAGGGGATGGGACGATTTTCTTTCTTCTCACTTGCATGGGTGGTCTTGGTCTGGGGCTGTCTCTTCACGCATTCAGACTTATAAAAAGCAGGTGGGTTGAGTGGCGGACCAGAGCCCGGAGAGCTGGACGGCGCTCTTCCAAGCGCTAGAGAAATACGGCTTTCCGATGGGCGTCATAGTCGGAGCCATAGGGCTCGGCGTCGCCATCAAGCGTGGCTGGCTGTTTATCGGAGACCGGACCAAGCTCGCTGTTGCGTTGGCAGTCGCTCAAAAGGAGCTCGAACACGAACGCCATCTAAACGAAGACCTTAAGAAGCAGCTCGCGGAAGCGCAGTCGTTGCTTGTTGCCGACATCGCGCCAGACACCGCCTGACCCGCACTCCTTTCTGACAATTCCCGCACCCGGCCCCATGGTTCACCCCTCGACCGCCCGAGGCCGGAGCGTAACCCCATGCCTCGCGACCGCTAGTGCGGGAGCGGCGCGAGGCGCCTTTCTCAACCATTGCAATGGAGAAACTTATGAGTGAATCTGTCATCCAGAATGTCCGTGAGAAAATCGACGATCTCATCGACCAGCTGGAAAACGAAATCGACAAACTGCCCGGCATTCCCAAGCTGATCGCAACGCAGGCCGTCGGCGTTCTTCGCGGAGTTCTTCAAATCCCCGACGACATCGGCGGCGACGAGGACTAATCCCGTGAGCTGGCTAGACAGCATCATGAAGATTCTGGAGCGGTTGTTAAAGGCCGCTCCGGCCTTTCTCGCGTACCTGGCTGGGAAAGGCGCAAAGCAACGTGAAATCGAGAAGGCCGAAACCAAGGCGCTGGAAAAAGAGCTTGAGCAAGAACATGAAGAAGATGCTATTCTGTCTGACCCTGATAAGCTTGAGCGGATGCGGGACCGTTGGAAAGATCACGAATAGTTTCTGTGCGAAGTTTCCAGACGAGCCGCCCGTGAAGTATTTCGACGGCGACGGCCCGAAAGAAACCAC